GTTAGTTGAGTGTTATACCTATATGAAAGGCGAACAAGATATAATGAATATGTATAATGTTAGATTTGGACAGGCTTTAAACAGACTTAAAAATCTTGGTGAAGCTCAAGAAGTATCTGATGAATACTATTTAGGACCAATAAGAAAGGCTAAAACATAATGTTTAACTCATTAGGGATGTCAAATGATTTTTCTGTTAATGTAGAAACTACAGATAATAGAGGCTTCACTCCTGAAGAAACAGCAGAGAGATGTGTTAATAAATTAATAGGTATTTCTAATAATGCTCACCCATCTATTAGAGAACAAGCTCATGCTTATCGAAAAGAAATGGAAAAAATAATTGCAATTTATATGCGTCAGGCTATTAAAAGTGATAGAACTACTGTATATAATGCTATTAAAGATTCAGGAAACCCCAAACTAGCTGAATATATAAGGAGAATGTGATGGCTTTTACTGGAAACTTTTTGTGTACTTCTTTTAAGAAAGAACTTATGACAGGTACGCATAACTTTACTGCAACGACAGGCAATACATTTAACATTGCCCTATATGATAATAGTGCAAGTTTTACGGCAGCAACAACTGCATATACAACAAGTAACGAAATATCAGGTACTAATTACAGTGCAAAAGGACAAGCACTAAACCCAGTGACACCGACTACAAGTGGAACTACGGCTTTAGTTGATTTTGCAGATGAAGTTTTTTCAAATGTAACTATATCGTCCGTTAGAGGTGGTTTAATATTTAATGATTCTGCAACTGGTGATCCATCAGTAGCTGTATTAGACTTTGGTGCTGATAAAGCAGCAAGTAGTGGGGATTTTACAATAGTGTTTCCTACTGCTGACGCAAGTAACGCAATAATTAGGATAGCTTAATGACAACAGTTGCCTATAAAGGTTGGGATAATGTACTAACGACTTGGAACACAGGTACATGGAATGGTGAGCAATCTATTGATAATGCTGCCACAGCCTCTATAGGACAAGCTGTTTTAGAAGGTGACGCTATTGTTACTGTCACTGGTGTATCTGGTACAGCAAGTCTTAATGACGTATTTACGACTAATAATGGATTAAGTTCAACTGGTTCTATAGGCACTATATCATTGTCTATTGGTACAAGTTTTAGTGTTACTGGTGTATCAGGAACAGCATCTGTTAATGATGTATTTACTACTAATACAAACACTGACGTTCAAATGACAGCAAGTGTTAACAGTGCAACAGTTTCTATTACTGGTACAGCAACAGTTACTTTAACTGGAGTAAGTGGCACGGCAAGTGTGGGTGAATTAGGTGCTATTTGGAGTTTAATAACTCCTAGTCAAACACCTAGTTTTAGTGAAATATCACCAAGTCAAAGTCCTTCTTGGACAGACATAGCAGCATGAGGATAAAAAATGAGTACGTTTGTCAATAACCTAAGATTAGAAGAGATAGGCTCTGGAGAAGCTTCTGGTACATGGGGTACTAAAACAAATACAAACTTAGAACTTATAGGTGAGGCTTTAGGTTTTGGAACAGAGGCTATAACAACTAACGCAGATACTCATACGAGTACAGTTGCTGATGCTTCTGCTGATGAAGCAAGAGCTTTATATTTAAAATATACTGGTACACTTGATTCAACTTGCACAATAACAATCGGTCCAAACACAATGAAACGTGTTCATATTATTGAAAACGCTACAAGTGGATCACAAAGTATTATTATTAAACAAGGATCTGGTGCAACAGTAACGATAGCAAATGGACAAGTTAAGATTGTTTTCTTAGATGGAGCTGGTTCTGGAGCAGCCGTAACTGACGCTTTACAAGATTTAGCTATACCAGATTTGTTTGTGGATGATGATTTATCTCTTCAATCAGATGGAGCTATCGTAAATTTTGGTGCAGATAGTGATATAACATTAACACACGTTGCTGATACTGGTCTTACAATAACAAACACTAGTACTGGAGATAACAAGCCTGTTATTCTTCAACTTAAATCTGAAGAAGATGATGTTGTTGCTGATGAAGTAATCGCATCGATTGAGATGGCTGCTGGAGATAGTGGTGGTACAGATGGAGCAACAGTGGCTGCTGGTATACACGCTATTGCTGAAGGTACTTTTGCTGCTGACGCTAATGCCACAAAACTCGTTTTCACCACTGGTGTTTCTGAAACTGCTGCTGCATCTGCAACAGCAAAGATGACATTAAGTTCAGCAGGATTACTTACTATTGCAGATGATTTAGTAATTAAGTCTGGTGGAACAATAGGTGGTGCAGGAGATACTGACTTACTAACTTTAGGAAGCAGTATATTAACTGTTGCAGGTGAGGTTAGTATGACTACACTAGACATAGGTGGTACAGATGTTACTGCTACTGCAACAGAATTAAATTATGTAGATGGAGTTACCTCTGCAATACAAACACAGTTAAATACAAAAACATCTACTGGAAAAGCAATAGCTTTGGCTTTAGTTTTTGGATAAAAGGAGTAAAAAATGGCTAATCCAAATATATTAAACGTAAGTAGTATTCTAGGTGGTAACGCAGGTTTCAACTTAACGAATACTGCAACTGCAACTCTCATAACAGTTGACTCTGACAAACTTTTAAAAATAAATAGAATTACTTGTGCAAATGTTGATGGTTCAAGTGCAGCTACACTAGATTTATTTATTGATGGTTTAGGCTCTGGAGCATCAGGAGTTACAACAACTGGTGCAGATGCTACAGTTTATCTAGCGAAGACAATATCTATACCTGCTGATGCTACTCTTACTATTGTCGATGGTCCAATATATTTAATGGAAGGCGATGTTTTAAAAGGGGGAGCAAGTGCTTCAGGTGATTTAGATTTATTTGTTTCTTATGAAATTATTGATGACGCATAACATAGGAGTAAAAAATGAGTTCACGTTATCCAGGTGGCTTAATAACAGCAGCTGACAATACTCCTTCAACGTCCTCTTCTACTGGAGTTTGGAAGTTAGAGGAAGCTGCGTTATTTACGAATCAAAGCAAATGGCAAATCCCAATAGTTCCGAGAATGTTATTTAACATAGGTGAAATAGGAGGTGGAACTGTTATCAATACGATTGAAACTGTTCTTGCTACTACAACTGGTAATGCAACAGATTTTGGTGATGCCACAGTTGCACGAAAAGGGGGTGCAGCAGCAGCTTCAACAACAAGAAGTGTTGTAGCAGGGGGAAATAATGGTTCTTTTTATAACACAATAGATTATAGTACCTTTACATCAGCAGGAAATTCGACAGATTTTGGTGATTTAGCTTACGCAAGAGCTTTTCTTATGGGAGGACATTCTTCAAGCACCAGAGCACTTTTTGGAAATGGATATTCTACCACCTCACCTTATTATTTTGCAGCTATAGACTACATCACGATTGCATCAACAGGTAATGGTGCAGATTTTGGCGATCATCATAATTCTACAAATCCTCCTTCTTCTGGTGGTATGACAGGCAGTTCTACAAGAGCTGTTCTTGGAGGAGGAGATACGAGTGACAATCAAGATGAAGATCAATTAAGTTATTTTACAATATCTTCTCTTGGAAATGGAACTGATTTTGGTAATTTAGGTGCAGCAAGAACAGTTCTTACTGGTGCTAGTTCAAGCACAAGAGCTGTTTATGGATATGGGTATTATGCTGGTAATAATTCAAATGTATTAGAATACATAACAATATCCTCTACTGGTAATAGCACAGACTTTGGCGATCAAACAACACAGCTAAATACGGCTGGTGGTGAAGGTGGAGGAACAAGAGGACTTTACGCTGGTGGAGATAATGCTGCTGGTGCACTTGTAGCAAGTATTGATTTTATTACAATAGCCTCTACTGGTAATGCAAGTGATTTTGGCGATATGACATCAGCACGAAGATATGTTGAAACGTCGTCATCTGCTCATGGAGGATTGTAATAATGGCATATAAAGTAGTAAAATATAGATTAACATCAAGTGGTGAAATACCTTCTTTTCTAAAGTTTGGTGTGCCACAAGTTACTGGTGGTTTATATCCCTCTTATGATTCAAGTACGGCTAGTCCAAGAGATTACGTTATGATTGGGATAGCAGATAATGGTGCAGATATATCTACATCAGATGGTGAAATAGCTAGTAAAGATGACCTAACAACATATCTTACTTCAGCAAGTAATGGTAAAGGTTGGCAACAAACAGCAAGTAATGGTAGTAGAGTTGACTTTGTTCCTTCAGATGCTGCTACAAAAATATGGAATGATTTAACAACTTTAAATGGTGGATAGTGTGAATAATACTTTAGTAGTAAAAAATTTAGAAAATACCTTACAAGAAGTAAAACCTGAATATAAAACGATGTTGAAAAATATTGAGGAGAAAATGCCCTCTGTTTTACAAGCATCTAGTAATTTTTATAAATCACATTCGCAGTTTATGAATGTCACTTTAGATGTAACAGCTATTACACCTGTACGTTCAATAAAGCATACTCTAGCAGAAATCCATAAAACAAAAGGTGCTTTGCAAGAGGCTCAGATTAATATGGAAAAACAAAAGATAAAATTAAAAAAGAAACAAAGAAAATTATTAAAGTGTAAAGATGATTTAGATAGAGAGATGTTACAGCTTGAAATATTTGAGGCAGAAACAAATTTAGTAAATGCTCAAAATACTGTTCAAGCTGCAATAAGAAAAATGAATTTTTTTGTTAATCAATATGAAAATCTACTTGAACATCTTGGTGTCACTGAAATTACAGAAGAAATGTACGAGAAAGAAGAATATAAATATCACATTATGACCTGTATGAAACAAGCCTTAAATTCTGCAAGACCTAGAGGTGGTAGCATTGATGAAGGTAATATGATTTATATTTTCGATTTGGGTATTAATGGTGCTCAAGCTCAAAAAGAGGTTTATGCTTATCTTCAAGCAGAAAATGATATCATAAAAAGTGGTAGAGAACCAACACATGAAATGACAATGAAATGGTTAGAAGCTTGTGCAGAGAGATGGGCGAATGATCCAAAAGTATTTGCAGAGCGTAGAGGATTTAAATTACTAGATGAAGAGTCTTTAACTAACAGAATTAAAATAACATATGCAGCTGAATAATGCCTTTAACTAAATTAGAATTTAGACCTGGAATAAACAGAGAGTCAACTTCCTACAGTAATGAAGGAGGATGGTTTGATTCTGAAAAGATAAGGTTTAGAGCTGGTTATCCAGAAAAAATAGGTGGATGGTTACGTTACTCTGATAGTGCTTTTCTAGGCGATTGTCGAGGTTTACATCCTTTTGTTGGACTAGATGGTACAAGATATATTGGTGTAGGCACACATTTAAAATATTATATAAATCAAGGTGGTTCTTTTAATGACATCACACCTATACGATTAACAACATCTGCTGGTGATGCTACTTTTTCTGCAACAAATGGCTCTTCTACTTTGACAGTAACAGAAAATGGACATGGTGCTGTTGTTGGTGACTTTGTTACTTTTAGTGGTGCTGCAACTTTAGGTGGTCTTATTACAGCAAATGTTTTAAATCAAGAATATCAAATAGCAACTATTGTTGATACAAACAGTTATACAGTTGAGGCTAGAGAGGTTGCTACAATATCAAGTATAACCACAACGTCTGGTCTAAATCCAACAGCCGTTACTGCAAATTCTTCTGACAGTGGCAATGGTGGTGGGTCAGTGGTTGCTACATATCAAACGAACGTAGGTTTACAAGTATCTATTGAAGGCACTGGTTGGGGTGCAGGTGTTTATGGTCGAGGAACATGGAACTCAAATGCTGACGTATCTATATCAACCACATCAATGCGTGTATGGACACATGATAATTTTGGGGAGGATTTAATTATTAATGTTCGTGATGGTATTATTGGTTATTACGATACATCTGCTGGTTTAAGTAGTCGAGCTGTGCTACTAAAAGATGTGTCTGGTGCAAATACTACTCCAACTATAGCAAAGAAAGTAATTGTTTCTGATCGAGATAGACATGTTATTGCATTTGGTTGTGATCCACAAACTAATATTGGTACGCAAGATCCGTTACTTATACGTTTTTCTTCACAAGAAAGTATTACTGATTGGGAATCAACGGCTACAAATACTGCTGGTGATTTAAGAATAGGTTCAGGCTCTCAAATTATTACTGCTGTCGAAACAAGAAGAGAAATTATTGTCTTTACTGATGTATCACTTCATTCTATGCAGTTTATAGGACCACCATTTACTTTTGGGATTACAGCTATTTCAGAAAATATTACGATAGCTGGACCATTATCACCTGTTGCCGTAGAAGATGCTGTATTCTGGATGGGTGTAAATGAATTTTATGTTTATAAAGGTGGTGTTCAAAGAATACCATGCTCTGTTAAGGATTTTGTATTTAGCGATATAAATAGAGAACAAATAGAAAAAGTTACAGCAGGTGTTAATTCATCTTTTGCTGAAATATGGTGGTTTTATCCGAGTGCTGATAGCACAGAAAACGATAAATATGTAATTTACAACTATGAACAAAAAATATGGTA